GGGCAATGTGAAGAAGACTGAGAAGGGAACGAGTCTTAAGAGGTGGCAGTCTGAGAAGTGGGTTGACACCAAAAGTGGTAAGCCATGTGGCGCAGGAGGAAGTAATGAGTATTGTCGTCCTACAAAGCGTGTGTCTTCAAAGACACCAAAGACAAAGAGTGAAATTTCTCCTTCGAGACTTGCAGCAAAAAAAGCTGAGAAGAGTAGAGTGGGAATGGGTAAAAGAGTTTCTAAAGTTTAGTATATTTGTTTCATAATCTTAAATCAAATCAAATGGCACAAAAAGTCACAAAAACAAACGCTGAATTGCTTGAGTTAGTTCGTAACCTGAATATGACTCCTGCAGAGAAAGGCAGCAAAAAAGAGGCAAAGCTTAAAAAAATTGCCGAAAAAATTAAAAAGCTCTTTGAAGAGTACAACGAACAACGTGAAGACATTCGTCTTGACCATGCTTTCACAGCACCTAACGGAGTGTTAGAGCTGAACGAAAAGGGTGAATACAAATTCACTAAGGATGGTATCAAGGCAATGGCTAAGGACATGAAGACGCTACTTGATAAAGAGTTTGACTTTTATCAATTTACTTTTTCAACCGAAGGCATTGATGACTTGCACTTCCTCGCAGGATGGGTAGAAGGCATTGAGGCCGAGAAACCATCCGAAGAAGATGAGCAAGTTCAGTAAGCTGTCAGATAAGATACAAAAGAAACAAGGCATCAGTTCCAAAAGAGCTGATGCCATTGTTGCTTCTATAGGTCGCAAGAAATATGGCAAAACTAAGTTTCAAAAAATGGCAAGCAATGCAAGAAAAAAGTAAAGGGCTCGGTGATACTATCGAAAAGATTACTACTGCTACCGGCATAAAAAAAGTTGTCGAGACAGTAGCTAAAGCTACAGGTAAAGACTGTGGTTGCAATAAAAGACGTGACGCACTTAATCGTGCGTTTCCATATCAGAACAATGAAACTAAAAAAACAAATTAAAAATGGCATATCAAAAATTACAACCGTCAAGAGCTTCTGTTGTTACCAAAAGTGACACAGTTGATATTCCGAATCCGGGTAATGGAGAGGTTGAGGGATGCGTTTTGTATGTAGGCACAGGAGGAACACTTCGTGTTCTTACTGCAGCAGGTGATGATATTACCTTTACAAACGTACCTAATGGAACATTCTTTCCCGTTCAAGTGATTCGTGTATTCGCATCAACAACAGACGCAACTAATATTATTGCATTATGGTAATCGCAATTACAATACAAGTGAGATGAATCCTCAAGAAAACAATAGACTTGATTATATGGCAGCAGAGTTAGATGCACTTAAAAGTGATGTGGCAGAAGTAAAGGCAATCGTAAAAGACATGCACCATCTGCTCGCAGGTAATCCAATTGACAAAGATTCAAATGGTTTGATTGGAGATTTCAAGCAAGTGAAGAGAGAGTTTTATGCTTTGAAAGCAGAAATTAAAAAGTATAAAACATATTTCTATGCAATTGTAACACTTATAGGTATTGGCGTTCTTAAAGTAATTATTGATTTTTTAAAAGGGTAGTGATGGCAAAAAGTGTTTCAAGTGTAAAGAAGATAAGTTTTGGCAAACGTAAAAGAGGTGTTGCCAAGAAGTCTTACAACAAACACAGTCCAAAACCAAAACCATATAGGGGGCAAGGAAGATGAAAATATCAGAACACTTATCACTCGCTGAAGTAACAAGAAGTGAAACAGCAAAGCGCAAAGGGATTAGTAACAATCCAACTGCTGAACATCTTGAGAATTTCAAGTTGTTGGCTGAGAATGTATTTGAGGAGATAAGAGCGCACTTCGGTGTGCCTATCCATATCAGCTCCGGCTATCGCAGCAAGGAGCTTAATGATGCGATTGGTGGCAGCCATACATCACAGCATAGCAAAGGTCAGGCTATTGACATTGATATGGATGGTAGTGGAGATGGTGTTAGTAATGCTGACATTTATAATTTTATCAAGGACAACCTTGAGTTTGACCAATTGATTTGGGAGTTTGGTACAGATGCAAATCCTGATTGGGTGCATGTGTCTTATGCTAAAGGAAAGAATCGTAAGCAAAAATTAAAAGCAATTAAGGTAAATAAAAAGACTCAATACATCGCAATATGAGTGACAAGAAGAAGTTTAAAGACACCAAGGTTGGTCAGTTTCTTAAGACCAAAGCGCCCAATATCTTGGCGAAAGTTGGTGACTTGCTTCCTGACTCAGGTGTTTTGGGTATTGTAAAGAATTTAGTTGATAAATCTCCCGAACTTAGCCCTGCTGATAAAGCTGCAGCGCATGAACAACTTAAAGAGCTTTATGCGTTAGAGGTGCAGGATAGGGAGTCTGCACGCACACGTGAGGTTGAAATAGCGAAGACGGGTAAGTTTGATTTTTTATTTAACCTTACCGGTCTTATTGGATTAGGCGTTTTTGTTTTCATTGTTTACGCCATTGTCTATCTTGATATACCAAAAGAAAATAAAGAATTATTTATACACTTAATAGGAATTGCGGAGGGTGTTGTGCTTTCAATCTTTGGATATTATTTCGGTAGTGCAGTGAAGAAAAATACTCAGTAATGGCACGGATAAGTACATACCCCATAATAGTTACTCCTACGCTGAACGATTTATTAATCGGTACAGACGTAGAGAACTTGAACAATACGAAGAATTTTACCGTTGCCGAGCTTGGCAATACTATAGGTCAATTCTATGTTCCTTATGTTGGCGCTACAGGCAACGTAAATCTTGGAGCATTTAGTATAGAGGCAGCAGCATTCATTGTTCCGGGCGGTCTTGCTTCACAATTTGTGAAGGCTGATGGCTCTTTAGACAGTACTGCATACACTCCTGAGACAAGAACGCTTACAATTAATGGTACAACCTACGACTTATCGGCTGATAGGACATGGGATTTGCCTACAATTGACACGCTTACTACGCTTGGAACGGGTGGAGCCGCCACATATATTGGCAAAACGCTCAATATCCCAATCTATCAGTCGCAGGGAGACTATATTACGCAGCTTTCGGGTGAGGCAACAGCTCTTGGCCCGGGCAATGCTACGATTACCCTCGACAATATGGCCGTTATAACCAAGGTATTGACGGGATTAAACATCACAGGTGGTACTGTAGTGTCTACAGACAGCATAGTTACAGCTTTTGGTAAGGTACAGAACCAAATTAATAGCCTTGTTGGTGGCGTTCAATACCAAGGTACATGGGATGCAGCTACCAACACACCCTTTTTGCAGAGTTCTGTAGGCACAAAGGGCTACTACTACGTAGTAAGTGTACCGGGTAACACCAACTTGAACGGAGTTACTGATTGGAGGCTTGGTGATTGGGCTATTTTTGATGGTACAGCATGGAGTAAGGTTGACAATACTGACGCAGTTGTAAGCGTAAACGGATACACAGGTGCGGTTGTGCTTACTTACAGTGATGTAGGTGCGCCTCCGTCTACAAGAACCCTTACTATTAATGGAACAGGGTATGATTTGAGTGCAGATAGGTCATGGACAGTGGGTGATGTACGTACAGATGGTTCTTATGCTAACCCTGCGTGGATAACTTCACTTGGTTGGAGTAAAATTACCAACACACCAACTACAATTGCAGGTTATGGCATCACTGATGCAGTTGATGATAGCACTACTCTGACTATAAACGGTGTTAGCTACGACCTTTCAGCAAACAGGACGTGGAATGTAGGAACAGTTACGAGCATTGCTACAAATGGCCCTCTTACAGGTGGCACAATCACGGGTTCGGGCACAATCGGTATAACTCAAGCAGGTCCAACATCAGATGGATACCTTAGTGCTGCTGATTGGAATGAGTTTAATACAAAACTAAACGACCTTAGCGCAACAGCCCCTATTACTTATGTAGGAAATGTTATAGGTATTACACAGTCAGGCGCAAGTTCAAATGGATATTTGAGTTCAACAGATTGGAACACGTTTAACAACAAGCAAGATGCGCTTGTTAACCCGGTTACAGGTACAGGTACAGCTTATGTACTACCAATGTGGAGCGGTGCTACAACACTTACCAATAGCCCACTGTCTTATGTAGCTGATACGTTTACTTTTCAGTATAATAGTGCCACAGGTGGTGTGGTTACGTTTACAAATGGCGGCTTAACGTCTTATGCGTACACTATTACAATGAACAACTTTGGTTCTCCAAGGTCAACTGTTCATAGTTACACTGATGGTGTAGTATCTCAAGTGATTGGGAGCACACAGGTATCAAAAATATTCGCTAATGGAAACACTATTATTGGTGATGGTATTAACGACACAGGATATAAACTTACTGTAGAGGGAAATCTTTATATTGAGACGATTATAAACGCAACTACTGACACAGATAAATTTTTAGTATCTGATTCAGGGGTTATTAAGTACAGGACAGGTAGTGAGGTGCTCGGTGATATTGGTGCTGTACCTACAACAAGACAGCTCACTATCAATGGGACCTCCTACGACTTGTCCGCAGACAGAACATGGAGCGTAGGTACAGTTACTTCAGTAGATATGAGTGTGCCTGCAGGGTTTACCATTTCCGGAAACCCTGTTACAGGCGCAGGAACTCTTGCGGTAGCATTTGCTTCAGGGTATTCTTTACCTACTAACGCAAGTCAGGGTACTTGGGACACTGCTTACAATAGAAGTCTTACTTCTGCTGCAGTTACCGGTACAGTAACAAAAACATTAACACTTAATCAGCAGGATGGAGGAACCATCACTGCATCATGGACTGATTACGATACCGCCCCGGTGACAAGTGTGTTCGGAAGGACAGGGGCCGTTATAGCTCAGTCAGGAGATTACTCAACGACCCTTGTTACCGAGGGCACTAATTTATATTTTACAGACGCACGTTCACGTGCGGCTATCAGCCTTACTACCGTGGGTAGTAGTGGCCCTGCAACATACAGCAATCTTACGGGGGTATTTAATATCCCTAATTATGGGTCTGCTTTGACAGGATACGTTCCATATACCGGGGCTACGCAAGACGTAAATATCGGTACGTATGGGCTTATTACTGATTTTGTTAGATATAATCTATCGAGCAGCAATATTCCTTCTGCTGAAGGAGTAATGTGGTGGGATAATATTGAGGGAACAATTAGACTTTCTCTCAAAGGAAATACATATAATCTTCCAATTGGAGAGAGTGTTGTAGCGAGAGTGCGCAATAGCACCGGAGGTAATCTATCAAGAACAGCTTATCAAGCTGTAAGGGTTGCAGGTGCGCAAGGACAAAGACTTGCTGTTGCATTGGCTCAAGCTAACAACGACCCTAATAGCGCATCTACACTTGGATTGGTATGTGAAGACATATCAACTAATCAGGAAGGATTTATTGTAAACATCGGTCAGATTGTTAACGTAGATACTACAGGTAGCCTTCAAGGAGAGACTTGGCTTGATGGTAATGTATTATATCTGAGTCCAACTATACCGGGAGCTCTTACTAATGTTAAACCTGCTGCGCCTCAACATACCGTAATCATCGGATATGTAGAATATGCGCATGCTAATAACGGTAAGATATATGTTAAGGTAGATAACGGATATGAGCTCGAGGAGCTACATGACGTTGCTCCAACTCCTTATGTAAATAATGGAGTGCTTTATCGTGACACAGCAACAAACCTTTGGAAGAGTGCAACTATTGCTACTCTTCTTGGATACACTCCGGCTAATCAGGCTATTACTCTTACCATTAATGGTACTACGTATGACCTTAGCGCCAATAGAACGTGGAACGTAGGTACAGTTACTTCAATTACTGCAGGCTCAGGTCTTGATGGTGGTACTATTACTACATCAGGCACTATCAGCCACGCAGATACTTCTTCTCAAACAAGTGTTGACAATACGGGTGGATTCGTTATTCAAGATGTAACTCTTGATACATTTGGTCATGTAACAGGTCTTACAAGCACTGACTTTGACTTGAGGTATGTGCCACTTACTCGTACACTAAACGGCCTTGCGCTATCTTCAAACCAAACATTTGCTACCGGAACAACAGGTACTGACTTTAATATTGTTAGTGCAGGTACTGTTCATACGTTCAATATCCCTGATGCGTCAGCTTCAGCAAGAGGATTTGTGAACGCTACGACTCAGACAATAGGTGGTGCAAAAACATTTACGGCTTCCCCTACTGTTCCTTCTTTGTATTTGACAAATATGGGAGCAGGAAGCGGTGCGCTTTACTACAATACATTAGAGAGCAGACTTACGCTTGCCAACTACAATGTAGGCGGTAAGTTGATGTTCGAGGTGAATGGTGGTAACTATACCATGTCATTAAATGCTGACTTAAGTGTTCAGCTTCTTGGCTACACTACCAATGGAATACTGAAGACTTCAGGTTCAAATGGTACGCTGATAGTAGATACCACAGCTTATACGCCTCAGTCAAGAACGCTTACTATCAATGGCACTGCTTATGATTTAAGCGCTGACAGGTCATGGTCTGTTGGTACAGTGACAAGCGTAAACATGAGTGTTCCTACGGGATTTGTTATAGGTGGTAATCCTGTAACGTCAAGCGGTACACTTGCTTTGACTTTTGCTTCAGGATATAGCCTTCCAACAAATGCTAAGCAGGCCAATTGGGATACAGCATACGATAATCGAATTACATCTCTGACGACTACAGGTACGAGTGGTGCAGCTACGTTGGTATCCAACGTGCTTAACATCCCTCAGTACCAAGCTCAGGGCAACTATATTACTTCACTGACGGGTGAAGCCACAGCGAGTGGACCGGGCGCAGCAAGTGTCACGCTCAGTAACTCTGCTGTTACGGGCAAAGTGCTTACAGGTCTTACAGTGACCGGCACAACAATCTCTGCTACAGATAGTATTCTTAGCGCTTTAGGAAAGCTTCAGGGTCAAGTGAATGACCTTGTAGGTGGCTTGCAGTATCAAGGTACTTGGAACGCATCAACAAATACTCCTACTATCACTTCAGGTGTCGGCACCGATGGATACTTTTACATTGTAAATGTAGCAGGTAACACGACTATTGACGGTGTTAGTGGTTGGCAGGTAGGGGATTGGATAGTTTTTCATGGGTCTGCTTGGCAGAAGGTGGACAATACTGAGTCTGTTACATCTGTAAATGGATTTACAGGTGCTGTAGTTCTTACTACTTCAAACATTTCTGAAGGCACGAACCTTTATTTTACAGATAGCAGGGCTCGTTCTGCGATAAGTTTAACAACTACCGGAAACAGTGGTGCTGCTACTTACAGCAATTTAACAGGTGTTCTTAATGTTCCTCAGTATTCACTTGCAGGGCTTGGTGGTGTGCCTGATACTCGTCAGCTTACTATCAATGGTACTGCGTACGACCTTAGCGCTAATAGGACATGGTCGGTTGGTACTGTAACAAGTATTGCTACTACAGGTCCTATTACAGGAGGAACGATTACAGGTAGTGGAACAATTGGAATTACTCAAGCAACTACTTCTTCTAATGGTTATCTCAGCTCAACAGATTGGAATACATTTAATAATAAGCAAGCTGCCATCACACTTACTACTACAGGTAATAGTGGCGCAGCGACATTTGTAGGCGCTACACTTAATGTTCCTAATTATACGTTAGGTGGGTTGGGTGGTGTTCCTGAAACAAGAACAATAACTATCAACGGCACAAGTTATGACCTGAGTGCTAACCGCACTTGGTCAGTAGGTACTGTTACCTCAATAACATTTAGCGGCCCGTTAACGGGCGGCACTATCACAGGCTCAGGTACAGTTGGGATACTACAAGCAAGCGGTTCACAGAACGGATATTTGAGTTCAACTGATTGGACTACGTTCAATAACAAGCAGAATGCTATTTCAGTTACAGCTCCTATTACGCTTGTGGGTAGCACAATTGCTATCACACAGGCAGGTGCAAGCTCAAATGGCTATCTGTCGAGTACTGATTGGAATACGTTCAACAATAAGCAAGGAACCATAACACTGACGACCACGGGTACGAGTGGAGCGGCTACGTTTGGAGCAGGAAATATTTTAAATATACCTATCTATCAGAGCGTGCTGACCAATCCTGTTACCGGTACGGGTACGACAAATTATTTGTCGAAGTGGAATGGTACATCTTCGCTGACTGATAGTTTGCTTTATGATAGTGGTTCAGCGATAGGATTGGGTACAGCAACTGTTAATGCTGCAGCATTATTCCAAATGGATAGTACTACAAGAGGTTTATTGCCTCCACGTATGACACAGGCTCAGCGTCAGGCAATAGCAACTGTCCCTGAAGGGTTGATAGTTTATCAGACAAATGGTGTAATTGGTTTGTATATTTACGCTAACGGAACTTGGCGTTCACTCACAATGGTATAAGATATGTCAAATTTAGCAACGATAACGAATAACATATTAGCAGACAGTGGTATTGATGACTTGAACGTGGTTGTTACTACGGGCTCGTATGCTAATCCTGCTTGGATAACTTCTTTAGCTTGGTCTAAGATTACAGGTGCTCCTTTAGGTGATTACTTGCCTTTGGCAGGTGGTACAATGACAGGTAATATTAATTGGGCTCAGACTGATAGGGGTATTACATGGAATTTTAATACTGACGGTGCTTATATTAAGTTCTATAATACCGGAGACGGTGATACTGATTCAAGGTTAGAGTTTGCTACTATTGATAATAACAACGAATACTTCAGATGGGGACATGTTCCTTCGGGTGGGTCTTTCTATGAGTCAATGAAGCTTGTACCTAATAGCAGTGGTAATGCTCAATTAATTGTCTCAGGTAGTGTAGGTATTGGAACAACATCTCCTTCGTATGTATTTCATGCTGTTTCATCAAATACAACAATAGGTGCATTTAGGAATAGTGGGGCAGCTAATGGTCAGTTATTAGTAGGTAATACTGCAGGTGATTTAGCATTAAGAATATTAGCAAGTGGAGATGCTATAATGTTTTCAGACGTTTCAAAGTATTTAGCGTTTGGTACTAATGGCGGTTCTGAAAGAATGCGCATATCTTCCGCAGGAGCTATCAAGTTTAACACTTATGGTTCAGGAACCAATACAGGTACAGTAGCTTATAACCTTGCCGTAGATGCAAGTGGAAACGTAATTGAAACAGCAGGAGGCGTTGTTGATGGTAGTGGTACAGCTAACTATATTCCTAAATGGAGTGACCCAAATACACTTACCAATAGTTTAATTTATGATAATGGTACCAATGTAGCTATTGGTACAACATCACCCATTAATACAGGATTAACTGTTCAGACAAGTGGTGCTGCGTTTAGCACTACTGCTACCAAAAACTCAAACATGTATGGGTTGACATTAGTTTCTACGACTAATGAAAACACAATGAGTGGAGTTTGGTTTGGTAGTGGAGGTGGTGTGCATTGGAGTGGTATTGCAGGTTCAAGAAGTAACTATACTGTTGATTGGTCTACCCATCTATCTTTTTATACTCACATAGCTAACACTGTTAATATAACAGAAGCTACTGAGAAAATGCGTATAACAGGGGATGGTAACGTGGGTATAGGGGCTACAAACCCTGATAGTAAAGTTGTTTCAAATTATGGAACTCTTACTTCATTTAATAATAATGATATAAGGACTACAACAGCTTTGCTTCTTACTGCATCAGACCCCGGCACAACATCAAGTAGTAATGGGGTAACTCTTGCATTTAGACCTATTATCAATAGGGGTGCTGCTGCTACAATAACAGTATTAAACGATAGTGTCAATAAAGAAGGCAGTGGTGTAATGATATTCAGCAATGGTGGTGGTGTTTATCCTTCTTCTGTTACTGAAGCGATGAGGATTAGTAATTCTCAAAATATATTGATTGGTATTGGAACAGATGCAGGTTATAGGTTAGACGTTGCAGGTACGGTGAGGGTACAATCTTCTTTCAATGGATTAGGTTATGGGTCTTTTGGAAGAACTGTAGATGGTACATATAGACTTATTATTCAAGGTGTAGGAACATCATCTTCTAATTATGGGTTATCGGTTACAGATAGTGGAGGAAATCAAAATCTATGGGTAAGAGATGATGGTGTTGTTTATTTGAGAGGTAATGTCGGCATTGGAACGAGCAGCCCTTCATATAAATTACAAAGTAACGCTTCAAGTTATCAGTTAGCATTAATCAATCCCGGATATGGAGGGTGGTTATATAATGTTGGAACTGATTTGAGTATGGGATTTGTTCTTGAAGGAACAGGAGAGAAGATGCGACTTACAAGTAGTGGTGACCTTTTAATAGGAGATACAACTGCAAGTGCTAATCTTTGGGTAAAAAGTAGTGCATCCGGAAATGCTTTTGGAGCAAGAAATACGAATGCTACATTTGCCGCAACAGTTGGGTTTTTTGGAGCAGATAGAAACACATCAAATAATACTTTTTATTACATTGATTGTTATAACTACGGTAATTCTACTTATAGATTTAGAGTAGCTGATAGTGGTAATGTTACATCAGCAGGTTCAGCTACATTTGCAGGTACTTTTTTTGGTGGTAATAATATTGAATTAGTAAATGCAGGTGGTCCTTATATATTAGTTGGAGAAGGAACAGGAGCAAGTCAATACGGAGTTGTAGATTGGGATGCAACTAATAATCGTTTAAGAATAGCTACACAACCTTATGCTTTTGGAGCAAATAGTGGACAAATAACATTAACTACAGCAGGTAATGTAGGAATTGGAACCCTTTCTCCTGCAACAAAACTTGAAGTTAGAAGTAATGTTGCAGGATTAGAAGCTGCAAGATTTTCAGATAGCAACTATGCTGATTTAGCAATAGGATTCCCGACTGCAGGCGTTGCATCGATAGATTTCGAATATGGTGCTGCAGGTGCTTTAGCGTTCAGAAGTGGGACAGGTAAGAATGAGCGCATGCGCATCACATCGGGCGGTTTTGTTGGGATAGGTGAAAGTTCTCCAATTAGTAAACTTACTGTTACAGACAGCAATCAATTTGTTGCACGTTTTTACAATAGTTCCGCCAATCAACTTACAACAGTTCAGGTGGCAAATCAAGCTCAGTCAACTGCAGGTGTAAATACGGCTGCTGCAACATTTGAATTAGTTGGTAAAGCGGGATCGTCTACACATGGTAGACACGCTTGGATTGGTGCAGAAGGTGTAGCAGCAGAAACATTTAGAACTAAACTTTTATTTAAACTAAGAGGCGAGTCTAATTCGGGATACACTTGGGCAGGCGTTACTGAAGCTCCAACAATTTTAACACTTGATGGTAATGGACTTGTGGGTATTGTAACAAGTAGCCCTGCATCTTTTTTGCAAATTGGTACTTATGCAAGTGCAAGTAAATATATTGACAGCTCTACCTTGCCAACTACGCCAAGTGGTTATTTAATAACATTAACTCCTCCAAGTACTACAGGATATTATGGAGGAGGTATTGGATGGTCAGAAGGTACAAATACAGCAGCAAGTATAAATGTTTACGATGATGGTGCAGGTGGAGCTCTCGGTATGGTATTTGCAACGGGTAGCAATAGCTCATTATCTGAAAATATGCGTATTACTTCAGGTGGTAATATAGGTATTGGAACGAGCAGCCCTTCTTTTAAATTAGATGTAAATGGAACAACAAGATTCCAAGGTATAGTTAGATTTAAAGTAGATGCTTGGAATTTAAGTGATGATGGATTTAATCGTTTTTATTTTGCTTCCGGAGGAAGAACATATTTTGGATCAGGCAATGGATACGAATGGAGGAATAACTCTGATTCTTCTATAATGACTTTAACAAATGTAGGAGTTTTATCAGTAAATCCTTCTGCTGTTTTAGGAAGAGTAAATATTGGATACAATTTTTATATAGAAAACGACCAAAGCCCTGAGATAACATCTTTTGTAAATTCATCAGGCTCATCAATATTCAGATGGATGCAAGGTATTACTCCTTCTGAAAGGATGAGATTGAATCCTCAAGGAAATTTGGGGATTGGAACAAGTGCTCCCGGATACAAACTTGAAGTGAATGGTGGATCGGTAGGGAATAATATTGCCCGATTTACTACAGGTTCAGCAGGAGGTGGAACAAGAGGGATGAATATATATTCAAATGATTCCTACGTAAAATTGCAGGTAACAGATAATGCAGGTAGTGCTTCAACATGGGCTCATTTAGTCCTTAATCCTGATGCAGGTTATGTAGGAATTGGCACAACATCACCATCATACTCATTAGACGTAAATGGTGCTGCAAGATTTTTAAGTTTTGGAATTGTTCAAGCATCAGGCAATGCAGATGTTCCAAATATTACGTTTACAAATAATGGTGGCGCATATACTTGGGGAATTGTAGGGGCGCTTCTTCAAGGAGACGGTGATGGAGCTTTGTATTTTAAGACAAAAATTGGTGGTTCTGTAACTGAAAAGATGAGGATTGCATCAAACGGAAACGTAGCAATTGGAACAACTTCAGTAAACGCAGCAGCATTACTTCATCTTTCTTCATCTGCTTCCGAGACTACATTGCTTTTAGAAAATACAGGAACAGGTGGCGATAGATGGATGATTAGGTCTACAAATAACTCTTCAGGATGTTGTGGTAGTAGCGGAAATTCTAACTTAACTTTTTATGATGATAGCACGGGTGTATCTCCTTTAGTGTTACAAAGAGGGGGGTCAGTTGGAATAGGAACTTTAAGTCCCACTACAAAACTTCATGTATATGACTCTACTCAAGACAGATTCAATATAAGAATATCTTCTACTATAGCAAACAATGTAAATAAATATATGGGTATTGGATTCTCAGGAGAAGAATCTAATACAAAAGGTGCTATATTCTTTCAAAGTTTAGGACAGAGTTATTCAAGGGGTAAAATGATTTTTGCCTTAAATAATGTTTCAGACCAATCAAGCGCTACACCTTCAAATGCTGTAGTTACTTTAGACGTAACAAGTTCTTATGCAATGTCTGTTGCCGGAACTATATATGCTACAGGTGATGTCATTGCTTATTCTGATGCTTCTGTAAAAACTAATATTAGACCAATTGAGAATGTTCTTTCAAGGATTTCTGATTCAAGAGGTGTTCTTTATGACAGAACAGATAGAGATGATAAAGATAATATTGGATTTATTGCTCAAGAATTGGAGAAGCAGTTTCCTGAATTAGTGAGTACAAGCACCGATGGAACTAAAGGTGTTAAATACCAAAATGCAGTAGCAGTTCTTTTTGAAGCTATCAAAGAACAGCAGAAACAAATTGATGAACTTAAAAAACGTCAAGCATAATGGCACTACCTGCAAGTGGATTATTAGAACTATCAAGGATAGCAAACACAGACGGAGCCAACTCCGTTGGTGTGGTTACACCTTATACTCTTGGGCAGCTTACCTGTCTTACAGGATGCGGAGGCTATTGGGATGGGGGATGGTTTTGGAGCAACCGTGCTATTAGTGCTTTTTATAATTGGAAGGGATATGGTTTTCAATATGCAAGTCCGGCAATATTGCATGATTTTGGCCTTAGCTCAAGATTCCCTACAAACTCAAGTAATATTATTGATACAAGCGGCAATGGCAGGACGGGTACTTTTGTTACAGGAACCGGTAACGGAACTGCAACAAATGTAACGGGATATACCCAAACATATCCTGCTATGTTAGCAACATCAAGCTCAAGTCAATATGCAGTAAGGTTAAATGATGTGGCTAAATATGGAGGAACTTCTGCTTTTACTTGGGTAGCGTGGTTTAGGAATACAGGATTCCCTACGAGTTATAATGGTATTATTGCAGCAGAAGGAAGAAGTGGTAGTACTCCAATAGGCCAAAGCGTATACATATCGGATGCAAGCGGATACTTTATTCAATATGAAAGATGGGATGGTACTACAGGTTCAGGGGCTACGGCCCGATTAACTTGGGGCAGTGGCGGTATTCCTTCTTTTGTATCAGGTAAATGGTATATGATGGCTTTAACTTTTACCGGGAATAAGGCTACTCTTTATTTGTTTGTAGATGGAACTGCATATACTGCAGGTGTTACCACTTCGGTGAGTGTTACAACTGATGCAAGTTGGGGAGTTTTTGCAGGTCTTAGATACAATCAGTGGCTTACCGGAAACTTAGGATATGTAGCTTGTTACTCATCGGCACTTACCGTTTATGATTTATATGACTTTAACTCAATGACGAGAACAAGATATGAATAAGACTATTAGACTATACGACAAAAAAGAATTAATTTTATTTTTGATACTGTGTGCTATTGTACTATTTATGATAGGTATGAATAGAACTCAGTATATAGAAATTAAAACAATTAAATATACCACGTCAGATTCGACATGGGACAATTTTTATCCAAACAAATAAAATAAAACAACATGGCTATTGTTTACAATTGGGTTGTCTCTTCAATGGATGAGTACCCTACAACACCCGACAATCTTACAGATGTAGTATTTGTGGTAAATTGGAGACGCAATGCTACAGATGTAGTAGATGATGAAACTTACTTTGCTGATGTGTATGGCTCTCTAACAGTTCCTGCTCCTAATCCTGAAGATTTTACTCCTTATGCTGACCTTACTTTTGACCAAGTATGCGGATGGCTTGATGCAGGATTGGACGTTGCAGCTATTGATGCAGGTCTTGCTGTACAAATAGGGAATCTTATTAATCCACCGGTAGTATCACTTCCATTACCTTGGCCACCTCAACCTCCTGTACCTCCAACTCCTGAAATAACAGAACCTAACGAATAGTCATGGCTTGGAATGATGTAGCAAATAATCAGACGGTATCTTTTAACAATCTGCAAAGCGCTGTTAACAATGGCGTATTTACAGCCAAGACTTCGATACCGGCAAGCAACGAGCAGATTACCAAAGCTGATGCAAATACCTACGTAAACATTGATACTGCTTACGGACCGTATGCTGCCTTAGCAAGTAATCAGCTCGTTGTTAAATCTGACTTACAAGCTGTCATCACTTCCTACGCTCACACAGTGTACTATTACTCTACCTGTTACTATGATGGCTTCTACATAGAATCGGGAGCAGCAACAGCTTCTGCTGCTTGTAGCAACACAAACACGATTACTCTTTATAGCTCTGACTTTTCACTTGGCAACGGGTCTATTCTTTATTATGACAGTTCTCTTAATTCACCTTGGTATAGTGATACTGTGTGTGGAGGAGGTGCAGGATACTTTAAAGTTGGCGACTACACATTTGACTACTACTCTCCCGGAGGAGAAGACCCTTGGCAAATATTAGACTACACGCTTTGTTCAGGTCAAACAGCTTACTCATTTGGTAACTGTGGTGTTAGTAACTCGAGCGCTTCAGGAGCTTGTTCAGACGCAAGTAGTAATCCTAAAACGCTATACTCTGAGTGTAGTCCATTAACAGCAGGATGCTCTTTATTTTATAACTCAAATCTTACTAATCCTGTAACTGAGCTTTATGTCTTTGCAGACTATGCGAATTGGGACATGGACGCATACGGTGTGATAGTAGGATTTTCATCAGTACAATGTTAAAACATGGGAAACATTAATTCATACGCAACCGACAACAACGTATCCTATGCCGATAAACTTATTGGCACAGATGCAGAAGACCAAAACAAAACAAAAAATTTCACCGTAGGTGATATATTGGCTCTCCCATTACCGAACGTCCCCGTGTATGCGAATAACGCTGCTGCACTTTCTGCAGGATTAGTCGCAGGTAATGTATACCGTATAACCGGTACGGATTATTTGGGTGTAGTGCATTAACTTTGTAAATGAAATTTAATCTAATCAAATATGGACATCAGGAAAATATCTATAGGACCTGACTACAAGGGTAGTGCAATGCACTATATTGTAGGACATAAAGTTCTTGGAGAGACAAACTCAATTCACCTTATTAAGTTCGAGCCTGAAACGGGAGATGTAAAGATTTATATCATCAACGAAAAAGAGGAGGTGATGCTATGGAAGTCTTTCAATCAAAACATGCCTGTGTCCATTGAATTTAATATCGACTATTAATGCAATCCCCATTTGACTTCATTGTTACAGGTAAACGATATAATAATACAAAAGAGATTGGCGGCATAGAGCTTATCGTTAATACCTCAGAAGAAGACCATAAATTTTCCAACCGGTATGCCGAGGTGGTAGAAGTGCCACGTGGATATGATGGGCCAATTCAAAAAGGTGACACGTTACTCGTTCACCACAACGTATTTAAGTTCTACAACGACATCAAGGGTAAGCGCAAGAGTGGTCGTAGCTTCTTTAAAGATGACATCTTCTTTGTAGAGCCTGACCAATTTTTTATGTACAAGCGTGACGGCAAGTGGCACACGTATAGCCGTTTTTGCTTTGTGAGACCAATTCCTGCTGTTGACTCTTATATCAAGAAACCATTTACCAATGAACCGCTCATGGGTATTATGGTCTATCCAAACGCCTACCTCGAGACTCAAGGAGTCCGAGCAGGCGATACTGTATGTTTTAAGCCTGACAGTGAATATGAGTTTGATGTCGATGGAGAAAAGCTATACCGAATATTTGACCACCAAATAACCATGACGCTATGAACCTAATGGTATCGGACAACGTCCTACAGAACCCACACGAGTACGTTTCTGACATACTCAAAAACGAATTTGTTGACATCTACGATGGTGTCAATACATTTCAGAACATTCAACCTCGTGACCATTCCGATGAGTTCACCCAAATGGTTATTGACTTTATTGGGTCAAACTATGAGGTATCTTGGAACTTCATACGCAAGTCTCCAAAGGGGCAGAAGGAGCCAAACTTCATCCACACTGATGAGATGATGGGCGACATTACCGCTATCCTGTACTTGAGCCGTCAGCATCCTGAAGAGGATGGGACTACCATTTACGGGGAAGACGGCAAGCCTTCATGTGTGATATATTCTAAGTTTAACCGGATGCTAATTTTTGATTCTAAGCTTCCGCATAGCAGAAATATATTTGAAAACTTTGGGCAAGACGATTCAAGTCGTCTCGTTCAAGTTGTATTTTTAAAGGAGAAAGATGAAAGATATTAAGTCAAGGATTGTTGAAGCAGGCTATCAAGCAGTCGAGCAGCTTATCAAAGTGGCAAAGGAAGATATTATCAAGCCTGACCCTGATGATGAGCTTGCTGCAGACAGGCTTAAGAATGCTGCAGCAACAAAGAAGCTTGCCATCTTTGATGCTTTTGAGATTCTAAATAAGATTGAGGCAGAGAGGGAAGCGCTTGAAATGCTTGAGAAAGGAATAAATAGAACAGATACAAAACAAGGATTTGCAGAACGAAGGTCTATATCGGGTCGTTAAGGACTATGTGCCTCAGAATGCCATATCAAAAAAGAACGGAATACGCTCTTGGAAGTACGGGTATAATGAGCAGTACGATATGGTGGTCATCTCCAAGACAGGACAAATTGGAGAGATTATCAATATCGCAGGGCTGATTATTGCCCTACCTCTTGCACCAAAAGAGTGTCTTCAAAGACACTCCACCAAGAGTGAACAATATTGGGAAAGGTTTGACCTACCCAAAGAGCTTGGCAAAATTCAATCTATCTTTCAATGGAACGAAATGCCTACTGAGTTTAAGGACAGATGGGTGGACTATATTGAGGATGAGTTTAACCGTAGGGAGAATGGCTTTTGGTTTATGAACAATGGGGTTCCCACTTATGTACCCGGGTCTCACTACATGTACTTACAATGGTCAAGTATTGATATAGGGTACCCTGACTTCAGGGAGGCGAACAGAATATTTTACATTTTTTGGGAGGCATGCAAGGCTGACCCTCGTAGCTTCGGGATGATATATCTGAAGATAAGACGTTCAGGGTTTTCCTTTATGTCTTCGTCAGAGTGCGTGAACATAGCCACGCTTGCCCGTGACTCAAGGGTTGGTATCCTGTCTAAGACGGGTGCTGATGCCAAGAAAATGTTCACAGATAAGGTTGTCCCTATCAATAGCAGGCTTCCGTTCTTTTTTCGTCCAATTATGGATGGTATGGACAAGCCTAAGACCGAGCTTGCTTATCGAGTACCTGCTTCAAAGATTACCAAGAAGAATATGAGCAACGCTTCAGAGAGTGAAGTAGACGGATTGGACACCACAATAGATTGGAAGAATACAGAAGATAACTCGTATGACGGTGAAAAGCTTTTGTTTCTTGCGCACGATGAGAGCGCAAAGTGGCTGAAGCCAAATAATATCCTGAATAATTGGAGGGTAACCAAGACCTGTCTTAGGGTAGGTAGCAAGATAATTGGCAAGTGCATGATGGGCTCCACCTCGAATGCGCTAAGTAAGGGTGGTGATAACTACAAAAAATTATACGAAGACTCCAACGTAGCTAATAGGAATGCTAATGGGCAGACCAAAAGTGGATTATATTCCTTGTTCATTCCTATGGAATGGAACATGGAAGGATTCATTGATAGATATGGTATGCCCGTATTTCGCAAACCAAAAGAGGCTATTATTGGAGTAGATGGTCAGAATATAACCAATGGCGCTATTGACTATTGGGAGGCAGAGGTTGAGTCATTGAAGAGTGACCCTGATGCACTCAACGAGTTTTATCGTCAGTTTCCTCGTACTGAGAGCCATGCTTTCAGGGATGAAAGTAAGCAGGCGCTATTCAATCTGACCAAAATTTACCAACAGATTGACTATAACGATTCACAGATTCAGGCTCACAATGTTTCACGTGGAACATTTCATTGGAAAGATGGCGAGAAAGATACCAAGGTTTTATGGAGTCCTGACCCTCGTGGTAGGTTCCTAATCAGTTGGGTTCCACCCACTCACATGCAAAATAATGTGTCCACTCGTGGTGGAATAAAATACCCCGGCAATGAACACCTTGGCAGTTTCGGGTGTGACCCATACGATATATCAGCAGTTGTTGGAGGCAGAGGCTCCAACGGTTCGCTTCACGGTATGACTAAGTATCACATGGATGACGCTCCCGTCAATCAGTTCTTCCTTGAATACATAGCTCGACCTCAGACGGCTGAGATATTTTTTGAGGAAGTCCTTATGGCTTGCGTGTTCTACGGGATGCCAATGCTTGCGGAAAACAACAAAGCTCGTATCCTGTACCATTTTAAGAACAGGGGATATAGACAGTTTTCCATGAACAGGCCGGACAGGGTGCTCAATAAGTTGAGCAAAACGGAAAGGGAGCTTGGTGGTATACCCAACTCCTCCGAAGAGGTAAAGCAAGCACATGCCTCTGCAATTGAAAGTTATATTGAAAAATTCATCGGCTTTGATTTGACAAATAGCTATCGTCCATCTGATGAGATAGGCACAATGCCATTCACAAGGACGTTAGAGGATTGGGCTAAATTCGACATTAATGACAGAACTAAGCATGACGCATCAATTAGTTCAGGTTTAGCTATTATGGCAAACCAAAAGAATGTATATTTACCTGACAAAAAAGAGTCGAAAATTAGTATTAATTTCGCAAGGTACACTAATAGTGGAACGCAAAGTCAACTTATTAGATGAAAGATGTCGTAGTAAACATATCCGCAACAGGTTTTCCGAGTCAGTTCGTAACTGACGCAGAGAAAGCTTCCGATGCTTTTGGTCTCCAAGTTGGCCAAGCAATTCAGTATGAGTGGTTCCGTAAGGACGGAAACCAATGTAGGTACTATAGTCAGTGGCGTGACTTCCACCGTTTGCGTTTGTACGCAAGAGGTGAGCAGTCTGTTGAGAAGTATAAAAATGAACTTGCAATAGACGGAGATTTGTCATATCTAAATTTAGATTGGACTCCTGTCCCTATTCTTCCAAAATTTGTTGACATCGTTGTTAATGGTATGAGTGACCGCTTATTTAAAGTGAAAGCTTATGCTCAAGATGCAATGTCTCAATCAAAGCGTAGTAAGTATCAAGATATGGTTGAGGGTCAGATGGCCGCCAAAGATGTTTTGATGCAGATACAGCAACAAACAGGAGTTGACCCATTCACAATGGACCCTGATGAACTTCCTGAAACAGATGAGGAGCTTTCATTATACATGCAGCTTAACTATAAGCCTGCAATTGAGATAGCAGAAGAAGAAGCTATCAATACAATATTTGATGAGAATCATTATCAAGATACTCGCAAGCGTATTGACTACGATTTAACTGTAATTGGTATTGGTGTTGCAAAGCATGAATTTCTTCCCGGAGCAGGTGTTCAAGTATCTTACGTAGACCCTGCCAACATTGTTTATAGCTACACTGAAGACCCTTATTTTCAAGATGTATTTTATTGGGGAGAAATTAAAACACTTCCTATAACCGAACTACTTAAGATAGACCCAACGCTGACTCGTGAACAGATGCAAGAAATTTCTATGTATTCGCAGAGTTGGTATGACTACTATAACGTAGCAAGATTCTACGAGAACAGTTTGTTCTATCGTGATACAGCAACTCTTCTTTATTTCAACTACAAGACTACCAAGAAAATTGTATACAAGAAAAAAGTTCTTGAAGGTGGTAACACACGAATGATTGAGAAGGATGACAAGTTCAATCCTCCTGTTGAAATGATGGAAGAAGGTAACTTTGAAAAGATTGAAAAAACCATTGACGTATGGTACGAAGGTGTCATGGTTATGGGAACAAACATATTGCTTAAATGGAAGATGTCAGAGAATATGGTAAGACCAAAGTCTTCTTCTCAGCACGCCCTTCCGAATTATGTAGCAGTTGCACCAAGAATGTACAAAGGCGTTATTGAATCGCTTGTTCGCAGGATGGTGCCATTTGCAGACCTTATTCAACTTACTCACTTAAAGCTACAGCAGGTTATTGCCCGTACTGTCCCTGATGGTGTATTCATTGACGCTGATGGCCTCAATGAAGTTGACCTTGGTACAGGGCAAGCATATAATCCTGAGGATGCACTTCGCCTTTACTTCCAAACAGGTAGCGTTATTGGTCGTAGCTATACCCAAGATGGTGAGTTTAACAACGCAAGGGTTCCTATTCAGCAGCTTACTTCTAATTCAGGAGCAAGTAAGACTCAAATGCTGATAGCAAACTATAACCACTACCTTGATATGATTCGGTCAGTGACCGGCCTCAATGAGGCAAGGGATGGTTCTATGCCTGACCCTAACTCATTGGTAGGGGTACAAAAGCTTGCTGCACTTAACTCCAATACGGCTACACGCCACATTCTCGAAGGAGGCTTATTTGTCTATAGGTCGCTTGCTGAGGCCCTTACCTACCGTGTTGCAGACATTTTACAGTACGCAGACTTTAAGGATGACTTTGCCAATAAGATTGGCAAATACAATGTATCTATCCTTGATGATATTAAAGATTTGTATATATATGACTTTGGTATATTCATTGAGATTTCTCCTGACGAAGAGCAGAAAGCTCAACTTGAGGCCAATATTCAGATGGCTTTGTCTAAGGGAGACATCAACCTTGAGGATGCCATTGACATTAGGGAACTTAAGAATATCAAGCTTGCCAATCAACTTTTGAAGGTTAAGCGTATCCGAAAGCAGGAGCGTCAAGAAAAGATGGAAATGCAGAAGCAGGCTATGATTTCTCAGCAGCAACTCAAGGCTCAGGAAATGGCAGCTCAGACAGCTATGCAAAAGCTTCAGATGGAGTCTCAGACTAAGATGCAGTTAAAGCAAGCCGAGACCGCTTTTGAGATTGAGAAGATGAAAGCTGAAGCTGAGATGAAACGGATGCTAATGAGTGAGGAGTTCCAATACCAAATGCAGATAGCAGGTATAAAGGAAACTGCATTGGCAGACAGGGATACCATGAAGGAAGAGGCGAAGGGAAAGAGAATTAGTCAGCAAAACAGCGAGCAATCTAAATTAATTAATCAAAGAAAGAACAACCTACCACCTATGGACTTTGAGTCCAACGAGGATAGCTTGGACGGGTTTGATTTGGCAGAGTTTGAACCTCGATAATTTTTTCGCAATTTTTGTATAAATTTGTAACAAATTAAATCTAATCTAATGGAAATTAAAGTACGTGCCCTTGATGGCATAGAACAAAAGAGTGTTCAGCAAGTAGAAGAAGAGCTTCTCAAAAAGCATGAACAGGAGATGAATGGTGAGGGTGGAGAGCCGGAAATTAAAATTGACACTACAGCTATTGAGAAAGCTGCAGAAGGTCAGAAGCAGGAGGAAGAGGAGTTAACAGAAGAAAAAGTTCTTTCATATATTGGAAAACGCTATAATAAGCAAATCAATTCCTTTGACGAATTGGTTGCTGAGCGCAAAGAAACTGAGCAACTTCCCGAGGATGTTGCTGCTTTTTTGAATTTCAAGAAGGAGACAGGGCGTGGTTTCGAGGATTTCATAAAACTGAATAAGGATTATGATGCCATGGACCAAGACCAACTGCTTCGAGAATATCTTGCTTCTACACAGAAGGGTCTTGATAATGATGACATTGATGTGTTAATGGAGGAGTACTCATACGATGAAGACATTGATGAGGAATCCAAAATAAAGAAGATTAAGATAGCACGCAAAAAAGCTATTGCGGAAGCCAAGACTTACTTCAATGAACAGAAGGAGAAGTATAAGCTGCCTCTTGAGTCAAGAGCAAAAGGCTTATCTCCTGAGGAAAATGAGGAGTATGAGGCATACCGTCAGTATACACAGCAGGCTAAGACCTTGCAGGAGGAGAATGACCGAAAGCGCAAATGGTTCGACCAAAAGACTGACGAGCTCTTTAGTAAAGAGTTCAAAGGGTTTGAGTTTGACATTGACGAAAAGAAGATTGTTTTCTCTCCGGGCGCTGCCGCAGAACTTAAGAAAGCTCAATCAAATCCAATGAACTTCATCAGCAAGTACTTGGATGAACAAGGGTTGATTAAGGACTCAGCAGGCTATCACAGGGCATTGGCCATAGCAATGAATCCCGACAAGTTTGCCAAGTTCTTTTATGAACAAGGGCAATCTGATGCCACAGAAGATGTGATGCGTAAGACAAAAAACATTAACATGTCTGAGCGCAAAACACCTGAGGTAACAAACAAGGGAGGAATGCAGGTGAAATCGGTGACACCGGATTCCGGCAGGAGTCTAAAAATCCGAAGCATTAAAAAAATAAATTAAAAATTAAAGCGAAATGGCAATTTTAAACAATCCCGGCTATCAGCTTCAGCCAAGTGCGGAGCAGGTGCCTTTATCGACTAACTATATTACCAACTTCAACTTCTTGAATCAGTATCTTCCTGATACTTACGAGAAGGAATTTGAGCGTTATGGTAATCGTACTGTAGCATCTTTCCTCCGTATGGTAGGTGCTGAGATGCCTTCTAACTCAGACATGATTAAGTGGGCTGAACAAGGTCGTTTGCATACTAAGTATGTAAACTGTGACTCATCTGCTGCTGCTGCTGCAGATACTGCTACTATCACTGTAAGTGATGCTAACGTAAGTGGTATCGCTATCCGTGTTGGTCAGACTGTTTACATCTCTGACAATGCTACAGGTCTTTCTAACAAAGGTATCGTTACTGCTGTAAACACAACTAACAGCACTTTCGATGTAGCTTACTACGAAGCAGGTGGACAGACTTTCTCAGGAACTGCTGTTCTTTCTGTATGGATTTACGGTTCTGAGTTCAAGAAAGGAACTAATGGAATGATTGGTTCTTTGGAAGCAGAAGACGAAATCTTTGACAACTCTCCAATCATCATCAAGGACAAATACGCTGTAAGCGGGTCTGACATGGCTCAGATTGGATGGGTTGAAGTAACTACCGAGAACGGTGCTACCGGATACCTTTGGTATTTGAAGAGTGAGCACGAGACTCGTCTTCGTTTCGAGGACTACCTTGAGACTGCAATGATTGAGGCTGTTCCTGCTGAAAGCGGTTCAGGTGTTGCTACTCAAACTGCAAACACACAAGTTGGTAACAAAGGTTCTGAAGGTATCTTCTACGTTGTTAACAGCCGTGGTAACGTTTGGGGTGGTGGTAACCCAACTACTCTTGTTGATTTTGACAGCATCATCTCTCGTCTTGACAAGCAAGGTTCTATCGAAGAGAACGTAATCTTCGTTAACCGTGCCTTCAGCTTTGACATTGACGATATGCTTGCTGCTCAGAACAGCTATGGTACAGGCGGTACTTCTTATGGTCTTTTCGACAACGATAAGGATATGGCTTTGAATCTTGGTTTCACAGGCTTCCGCAGAGGTTATGACTTCTACAAGTCTGATTGGAAATACTTGAACGACCCAACCATGCGTGGTGGATTGCCTACAGGTGCACAAGCTGCAGGTACTGTTACAGGTCTTTTGGTTCCTGCCGGTTCAACTACCGTGTACGACCAAATCCTTGGCAAGAACGCTAAGCGTCCATTCTTGCACGTTCGTTACAGAGCGTCTGAGACTGAAGACCGCAGATACAAAACATGGATTACCGGTTCTGCCGGAGGTGCTCAAACAAGCGACCTTGATGCAATGGAGGTTAACTTCCTCTCTGAGCGTTGCGTTTGTACTTTGGGTGCTAACAACTTCGTGTTGTTCCGTTACGGTTCATAAGCAATCAATAAAGGGTGGGGTGTCTTTAAAGACACTCCCCCTTCTTTTTAAATCTAATCAAATTAAAATCTAATGAAACAGAAACTTACTCCTGCTGACAGGATATATAAGCTTAAAGGGGAAGTAGCCCCCCTCTCTTACACTTTACCTTCAAGAAACACAAGAAGATACCCACTGCTTTGGTTTGATGAGCAGAACAATGTGAACAGACCACTCAGATATGCAATAAATCAAAAGACTGCATTTGAGGACGAGCAAGATGGCAATGCAATTGTAGAGCCTGTTATCTTTGAAAATGGATTCTTGAGTGTACCTAAAACCAATCCTGTACTACAGGAGTTCTTGTACTACCACCCTCTAAATGGTAGGACATTTGTTGAGGTAGACAATGAGAAAGATGCTGCAAAAGAGGTAGAGAATTTGAGTGCCGAGGTGGATGCCTTGATTCAGGCTCGTCAGCTCACAGTAGAGCAGCTCGAGACAGTATCAAGGGTGTTGTTTGGGAAAGACCCAAGTAGGTTTACAACCGCAGAATTAAAAAGAGACGTATTGGTATTTGCTAAGAAAGACCCCAAAGGGTTCCTTAATGTACTTGAGGACCCAATGCTGAAGCTTCAGGCAAATGTCCATGTGTTCTTTGAGAATAAATTGTTGGCTTTTAGGAACGGACAGAAAGAAGTTTGGTTTAATACCGGCTCAAATAAGAAGAAAATGGTGACAGTTCCTTATGGTCAAGACCCTTATTTTACCGTAGCAGAGTTCCTAAGGTCAGACGAGGGAATAGATGCTTTGAAGATGCTTGAGAGTAACTTGTAATAATTAGCAACTTTCATAGTGTTTAGGTTAGAGAGGGTATTTCTATACCCTCTTTTTTTGTTTATATTTGTAAAAAGACTATAATGATAAATTCCGTCAGAAATACGGTGTTGTCTATACTCAATAAAAATAACTACGGATATATATCTCCGTCAGACTTCAACCTGTATTCTAAGCAGGCTCAGCTTGAGGTTTTTGAAGAGTATTTTTCTGAGTATAACAAGACGATAAACATGGAGAATGCTCGTCAGTCGGGTACTTCTTATGCTGATTTAAGAAAGCCTATTGAAGAGGCTATGGAATTGTTTGCAACAACAGCAACGCTTACTCAGGTTGCACCTGCAACAAATAGATTTTATCTCCCATCTCTTACGACAACAGGCTCAGACTATTTTATGATAAATAAAATTCTCTGCTATGATGCTTCTGTAAACCCAAGAGTATTTAAAGGAGAAGCAGAGAAGATTACTCATACAAAGATTACGATGCTCAATACGTCTAATCTTACTGCTCCGACAGAACAGTATCCTGCATACACGCAGGAAGGCAGTATACTTACAGTATATCCATCAACAATCAATCTTCCAAACGAAGTTGATTCAAATTATTTTAGATACCCCAAAGACCCCAAGTGGACGTATATTACGCTTACAAATGGTGAGCCCGTGTTTGACCAATCTCAAGCTGACTACCAAGACTTTGAAGTTCCATTTGAAGATGAGTATAAAATTGTTAGCAAGATACTTCAATACGCAGGAATGTCTATTCGTGAAATAGCTGCTGTTCAATTTGGTGGTGCTGAAGAACAAAAACAATCTGTATAATCATGGCATACATCAGTCAATACAAATATTACGAAAACAACGGCAATCAGCCAATTGACGAGAATTGGGGTTCATACCAATACGTTAGCTTGTATGATATTGTCAACAACTTTTTGTTGATGTATGCAGGCAATCATTCTCTTGTAAACAATGAAGAGAGATTTAAGATATTATTCCATGCAAAGCGTGCTGTTCAGGAATTGAATTATGATGCTTTTAAGAGCATAAAAGTATTAGAACTTACAGTTGATGATACTCTCAGGTACATACTTCCTTCTGATTACGTAAATTGGGTAAGAGTAAATCTTTATAAAGATGGCTATCTTAGACCGCTTACTGAAAATATTCAAATACTTTCTTCGCTTGCGTACCTACAAGACCAAACAGGAAAGATATTATTCGACCAAGACGGTAACGCCCTCTCACCTGAGTTTTCAGAAATCGACTTACAGCGTTTGGAAGGCACCAAGAAGAGTATATACCTCAACCCACAAAGTAGATACAACGGACAAGAAGGATGGTGTGTGAATGGCCTTTGGTATTTTGACTATAGCCTTGGTGAAAGATATGGTTTAAACACAGAGACTGCTAACTTCAATCCAACATTTGCTATTGACCAAAGAATGGGAGTGATAAACTTTAACTCTGATATGTATGGTCAATCTGTTATTCTCGAATACATATCTGATGGTATGGAGAATGGTGATGACAGCAAGGTCAGTGTTAATAAGCTATTCGAGAAATACATTTACGCATATATTCAGTATGAGATATTGAATGCAAAGCTTGGTGTACAAGAGTATATTGTAGCTCGTGCTCGTAAAGAAAAATCGGCTTTACTTAGGAACGCAAAAATTAGAATGAGTAACATTCATCCGGGTAGACTTCTTATGAATCTGCGTGGTATGGACAAGTGGTTAAAATAATATGGCAAACATCACGAGGAACTTCATAGCAGGTAGAATGAATAAGGTCGTAGACGAGCGACTTATTCCTAATGGAGAGTACATTGATGCCCTTAATATCCGCATGGGTTCCACTGAGCAGTCCGAGATTGGTACTGTAGAGAATACCAAAGGGAATATTCAGCTTACTACCCTTAAGTATATTGATGGAACTCCACTTAGTTCAAGTGCAAAATGTATTGGAGCGATTGACGATAGCGCAAACGAAACCGTTTATTGGTTTGTGCACGATTCAAATTTTCCCGTAGGAGCTACAGGGAAGCTTGACATGATTGTTTCCTTTAATGTATTCACGAACATATTGACTTATCATATCGTAAGTATTGATGACGGTGGTGGACTAAATACTACACTGAACTTTAATGACCAATATTTAATTACAGGTGTTGACCTTATTGACAACCTAATATTTTTTACAGACAACCTCAACCCCCCGAGGTTTTTTAACGTACAGAAAAACTATCCTGACCCAATTAGTAATATAGACCAATTCAGCGCTGAGTCTATTCTTGTTATAAAGAAACCACCTGTAGCTGCTCCCGGTGTTCAGACTATTACTACCGGTCAACAAGAAAATTTCTTGCAGACTCGCTTTATATGTTTTGCATATCGTTATAGGTATCAGGATGGAGAGTATAGCGCAACATCACAATGGAGTGCTCCTGCGTTTAGACCAAACCCATTTGAGTTTAGCATCAATAGCTTTCTTAATGAGGGAATGGTTAACATCAATAATACTGCAATTGTAACTTACAATACAGGTGGTGCTCTTGTAGTTGGTATTGATTTGTTGTTTAAGGAGGCTCAAAGCAATGTAATTAAAGTTATTGAAAAGCTAAGTAAGGCCGAACTTGGTCTCGCTGATAATACAGACTATACTTATACTTTCAATAATAGTAAAATATTTACTGTTCTTCCCGAGTCTGAGCTATTAAGATTATACGACAACGTACCATTATTGGCTCAAGCACAAACCATCATGGGGAATCGCCTTATGTATGGCAATTATGTAGAAGGATATAACATGCTTGATGAAAATGGTAATCCTATTAAGCTTGAATATACAACTAACTTAGTTTCAGAATTAGTTGATTCTACATCTGTTCCTGATAGTACTTCTACCGGAACATACAATTTTGGTGGGGCTCAAACAATAGCTGATTCTGTTTTAAATATTGACCTTACCGGAATAGACCTTGTAGAAGGAGCTTCAATTACAGCAGAGATAAGACTTAATCATTCTCAATTTGGAGGAGATACACCACCGCCTACTGAGCTTTCTGAAAATATAAACCTTACGTTTTCGTTTGTGTTGCCAACAAGCTATACATCAGTGTATCAAATGGCAACAAGTGTAGAGTTTCAAAGTATAGTTGGTACGGTAGCAAATATTCAACCTGTTTCAAATGCTTGTAACGGTACAACATTTACAGACCAATTTAACTGCGCACTTCCTAATAACTTGGATGCGCTTATAAAGTTTCAAAGTGGTATTAGCGCAGCCGGCCAACCTATTGGTATCATAACATCTCCTGCAAGCCAATCAATTGGTTTTCAGTTTCCTGTTATGAGGTATGTAAACAATACGACTACTCCTACATTTAATGTTTACGAGTATTACGAAATAACATTTGCTGAGGCTAACTATCAAAAGATTGATTCTCCACGTAGCTTGCATAGTAACCGTGGTTACGAGATTGGTATTGTATACATGGATGACTTTGGCCGTTCAACGACTGCTCTTGTCAGCCCTAATAATACAGTGCAAGTTCCGTGTTCAGCTTCTGATACCAAAAATAGTATTCAGGTAACCATACCAACAACTCAGAAAGTTCCATTTTGGGCAACACGATATAAGTTTGTTATCAAGCCTGATGAAGAGAATTACGAAACTATTTATAGTAGTATATTTTTTGATGACCCACTAAGCAATAACGCTTACTTCTTACTTGAGGGTGAGAATGCTCGAAAGGTAGAACAAGGTGATAGGCTTATTGTAAAAGCTGATACAAGTGGTGCAACTAATAGTTGCGTGTATGCAACAGTGCTTGAGAAAGAATCAAAGCAAGCAGGATTTATTGAGATACCAAGTGAACTTGACCCTAATGTAAAAATACCTGTACCATCAGGTGTATACATGAAGATTAATCCAAACAGCTTTGCAGTTGTTCAGAATGAACTTTCTATTGTAGCTCCGGGAACTTTACAGGTAGACCAAGATGATGCAGGGGAGTACCCTATTCTTAATTATAAAATGAATAGGTTTGATACGGTATCTCAACAGTGGGTTGATTATTCTGTACCTGCAGGAAGCCGTATTAAATTAAGCTTTAAGTTTCAACGTCTTGGACCCGGTGGTGGTGGTGGTGCATGCGAAAGAAGAGTTTATACTTTAGAAAAAACGCTTGTGTCTTCTGCTAACTATGACAATATGAAAGAGTGGTGGGATGGCGATAATGTTGAGCAAATACTTAATGATGGAATACAAGATGTTGGGGATAATCAATGCCCTGTAGAAAACGAATATATTGCCACTTTAGCATCAAGCCCTAACGATATACCTACTGACCTTTGTATAAACTACTATAGGTTTTACAGATACCCAATTGTTTCAGGAGATAAAAATAGCAACAAGCTTATTTTGATTGTAACAGGAACATTGCGTTGTGGGGGTATTGCATCAAGAGAAAAACGTAGGTCTACTATTATCGTAAATATTGAGGTATTCAGAGCTGAGACCACATTGATATTTGAGACAGAACCACAAGACGCTTTGCCTGATGTATTCTTTGAAAACAATCTATCACTTCCAATAGTTAATGGATTTCATACCGGGAACATACAGAATCAAACAGCGTCTCAACCTGCAATTATAGATACTGAGTTCTTTAACTGCTTCTGTTTTGGTAACGGAGCAGAGAGCTATAAAATTCGTGACTCTATTGTTGGCAAGACATTTAATTTAGGTAATAGGGTAACGTCCGTATCTGCTCAAGATTATAAAAGGGCACATAGATTTGCAGACATGACTTATAGTGGTGTATACAACTTTGAGTCTAACGTAAATAAATTAAATGAATTTAATCTTGGATTGCTTAACTACAAGTATTTAGAAGTTTCATTTGGTCCTATCTACAAAATGGATGGCCGTGAGACTGACGTACTTGTGTTACAAGAAGATAAGATTTCCTATGTATTAGCCGGTAAGAACTTACTCTCAGACGCAGCAGCCGGAGGAGCCATCACTTCAGTTCCTGAGGTATTAGGCACACAGATTGCTCGTGTCGAGAAGTATGGTATCAGCTTTAACCCTGAGAGCTATGTGCAATGGGGATACTTTAGATACTTCACTGATGTAAAGCGTGGAGCAGTTCTTCAGTTAATAGGTAACTCATATAGTACGGACCAATTAAAAGTGGTATCTGAACAAGGAATGAGGACATGGTTTAGAGATGAGTTTATCCAAAGTTTTGGGACACAAAAGATTGGAGGATTTGACCCATACATGAATGAGTATGTTTTATCTATTAATACAGATGAATTGCCTAAGCCACAGACTTGCTTAGCTTGTGGTGTTGGTCAAACATTCTCCATAGCAGCAGGTGATAGTATCAGCTACTGCGTAAACTATGGTAATGCGGTTGGAGAGAGTGTTGTATCTTATTCTGTTGACCCGTCTTCTACTGCTGAATTTGAGGTAGAGGCAACGTATAATGGAGTCCCTGTAAGCTCAGGTGTCGTTAGTGAATCAGGTACTTTATCTGTAGATAAAAACTCTAACTCAGAAAACCAAGTTGATATTGTGATAACAGCAATTAATAATGTTGTTATAACTGTAAATGTAGGTTGCGCATCAGTTGAAGAGATTACAATCTTAGGTATTACATTATCAAGTAATCCTGATGCAGGTAAGTTCATTCATAATGAATACAGGTATACAGACGGAGATTACGTATCACCGCTTCAGTCTACATTGGTTACACTTGGAAGCTCTACGCAAAGCCCTGTGGTATCATCTTACAGTCAAGTTACAGGCGCTGCAGGTACTGCAGGATTCCCTCCGGCAGGAGCCACAATGGAGATGATTTCTAATAAGTTTGGATTTGATGACTTCGTTTTTGATATTACTACCGATAAGTTTAGATACTTAAGAAGCAATGTGTTATATCCAAACACAGCACAAGGCATTGCTAATTTGATTGCGGCATCTACTACTGTTACGCCTACAGGTTCAGGAACCTACTACTCAGGAGCATTTACTGTACCAAGCACCGGACAATACTTATATTTGATATGGGATTATAGAAACTCTTTACCTCTTGAGCTATGCTACTCTGATGTTGATGAGAATAATGCTTGCTGTGGGTGCGATGTGCCTCCACCAACATTCAGTCTCTGCTACTCAAACGTTAGTATTTTAGATGCTTGCTGTGGGTGTAATAATTAAAAAGAAATGAAATGGCAACACAAGGAACTTATTATTTAGACGCACCATCGCTTAGTTCAGCTACGGTTATTTACAGTGATGTAAACTTGACAACTGTAGCGGCAGATGGATTTTATTCTGACGGAACAATTGTTCGTGAGCAAGTATCAGGAGCACTTCTTCCACAGAACTCATGCCCATCATGTGCTACTCCATGTGGAGGAATTATTAGTGCATCAGGCGGTCAGGGTATATACTATTTGAGTACCGACTTGGGAACAGACACAGGTGCAGTAATCATAACGTTTGACCCTTATGGTGTTCCTGATGGTGTTTTGGCTACGTTTAATAGCATTAGCTACAATGGTCTATCTTCTCCTTCTTATGGATGGCTTCAAGGCAGTGCAGGTTTACCAACATACATTGGTGCAACGTCTAATGATTGTGGTATAGTAGCAGGTTCTCCATATACGTTAAGTGAATTTGAATACAACGGAACAATCTTTGCTTCATTGGGAACCACAACTTCAGTATCTGTTCTTGCAGGACAAATGGACCTAACAGTAGGCGGTCCCGGAAACTGTGTAATGGTGGTACCAAAGACTACTGCAAGCCCATCAGTTATTGACTTACAGTTTATTGGCCCATGCTCAGGAACAGCATTTGCTATAAGTGTTTCTTGTCCGACAGCTCTTACTGAGTTTCAGTCTACATCAATGTTTGCAAGCAGCGCTCTTGCGTGTGCGGCAACAATAAATCAATCATACTATGTAGCCCATGTAAATGGTGCAGCAGGGGTGCTTGGCCTGTACGACTTAGTGTTCAGTGACCCTAATGGTGAGTTTAAATTGTCTGCAGGTTACTATAAAACTGCTGACGCAGGAGCTAACGATTGGTTTCAAGTTGATGCAAATGGTGTTATCATTGCGTTTGGCACTTGCGCTACCGGGTCTTATACTTATACAGTAGGATTTGGAGCTACAACAGAAGACGCATGTTTACCTGCAGCAACAGGTGTTGTTACGGGAGATGAAGCAATCTTCTGCAATTGCACTCAGTTTGACGGAGCAATATTTTCTGCAGCAACTACCGGAACATACTACGTATCTAACGGAGGTTACTCAGTTCAAGTTAGTGTTACCAATGGTAATACAGTAGCTACTGTTACAGGCGCTTGTAATCCATGCACCCCATCATTTACATTTACAGGTTGTGGCGTTAGTGATTCAAGCGCAGCAGGAGCGTGTTCGGATGCAGGAACAAATCCTAAAACTTTGTATTCTGAATGTTCTACACTTGCAGTTGGTTGTAACTTATATTGGGATGCAGCACTTACGTCACCCGTCCTTCAGTTATATGTCTTTGCTCAATCCAATTGGGACATGAGTGGAGGTGGATTAATTCAAGGTTCATCATTAGTACAATGTTAATAAATGGCAAACTATACACTGACATATAGCCCGGGAGTAGAAGGATGGCCATCCTTCTATTCCTATCTACCCGATTGGATGATAGGAATGAACAACTATTTCTATACGTTTAAGGGAGGAAACCTTTATCGTCATAATGTAAATGACATAAGGAATAATTTTTATGGCGTTCAGTATAACTCGTTACTTCAAAGTGTATTCAATGAAGCTCCTCTTGAAAACAAATTATTCAAGACACTTAACTTGGAAGGGGATGACCCATGGAGCGCCATAATGGATACAGACATTCAAGATACCGGATTTATACAAGAAGGTTGGTTTGAAAAGAAGGAAGCATCTTGGTATGCGTTTGTAAGAAATGAAGGTACTACCCCTGCTCAGCCGGGAGAGTACGCTTTAAGGTCGGTAAATGGTATTGGGCGCAGCACAACCATCACAGGTACAGGTGCTGCAGTACAGGTAAACTTTGCTATTGGTACAAACCCTATAAGCATAGGTAGCATCATAAGCATAGGAGATATACTTTACTACAATTTGCCTCCTACTTTTGGAGCTCCTATTCTTTTTGGTAAGATTACGAATATACAGGTTGACTATCCGGCAGGCTTAAACCGTTTGACGGTAGATACTACTATCCCCGGAGCTACCATTCCGGGCATACAAAACCCATATATTATGTTCATAAAGAACTCCGTAGCGGAGTCTCATGGGGTGCTTGGACACTACTGTGTTTTCACTCTTGAGAACGATAATACCAATAAAGTAGAGCTATTTGCTGTAGAGTCAGAAGTAATGAAAAGTTATCCTTAAATTTGTACAAGATGTCATTAATTGTACGACCATTGAACGAAAATGATTACGACTCTACATTAGTGGGGTGGTGGAAAGATTGGGGATGGGAGGCTGTTCAAAAGGACTTCCTTCCTGACGATGGTAAAGGTGGCATAATGGTAGTTGATGAAGATGTTCCTGTTTGTGCAGGGTTTATTTATACCACCAACTCCAAGGTAGCTTGGGTTGATTGGATTATATCAAACAAGGAATACAGAAAGAAACCTGAAAGAAGCGAGGCCATCAAGTTGTTGGTCGAAACTTTGACTAATATTTGTAGAAATACAGGGCATAAGTATAGTTATGCTTTAATAAAACACCCGGGTCTGATAGAAACCTATGAACAGTTGGGGTATATTAAAGGCGATGGGTACATAGGAGAACTAATAAAAGCATTGTAATATGGCAGTAACAACAGCAGCAGTAGTAGGTATCGCATCCGCAGTAGGCGGTAGCGTTATGTCTTTTACTCAAGCATCAAAGCAAAAGAAGTTACAACGTGAAGCTGAGGCTGATGCGGCTAAAGCTATGGCTGAAGCTCGCAAGAAGCTTGATGTAAATTTTTACGAGCAACTTGGTATACAAAAAGAACCATACGAACTTGAGCGTGAAGCTTTGGTTTCAGCAGGCGCACAAGCTGTTGCAGCAGGAGTTGAAAGTGAGCGTGGTGCTGCAGCTACTGCAGGTCGTATTCAAATGACTCAGCAACAAGGTCAGCGTCAAATTGCTGCAGCAATGGGACAGGAAATGATGGGTCTTGAGAAATTAGCGGCACAAGAGGAAAGCCGGCTTCGTGATATGGCAGTTGGTATTGATATGGAAGAAGCCGCAGGTGCTTCTCTTGCAGCAAGAGAGGCGGCTAAAATGAGTGCAGCAGCAACCACTCAAGGAGTGCAAGGTATTCAATCTGCAGCACAGCAAATATATCAAGCAGCTCCATTGTTTGATAAAAACTTAGGAGCTCAAAAGGCGGCTATTGGACAAATGAGTTTTACTACTGAAGACTTTCAGAAGTTTGGGAATGTTGCAGAG